AGGCTTTCTGAATGTAACATAACGCATAATATGGTGGAAGGTTAGCGTTAGTACCAGAGTCACCAGTTGAGTTAATTGAGATACCTGTGTTTGCTGAGTCTGATGTAACTGTTGATTTTGTTGATCCATCACTAGTTGAATACAAAGCAGTAGCATTATTTCCAACTGCTCTGCTAGGAATTCTAACGTCATGAGCATGACCAGAATCAGTTATAGAGTGACTATGGCTAACTACAATTGCATCCTTAGTACCACCAGTATTACCTACAGCATACGTAGAGCCAGCACCTACCACAAATCGATCACGTAGATCAGGAGTTCCGTTAGAGCCGTTACATAGATTCCAGCCGCTAGGAATAGCAGCAGCAGAACCAGACCAAATAACAATAACACCACTAGGAATAACAGCAGCCACATAAGCAGTCGTAGCTACCTTAGTGGAGTTATCATTTGCCGATTGCGTAGTAGCCGTAGCTGATGCGCCTAACGCCACAGTCGAGCTAAATACAGCAGCACCAGTACAAGTAAACGCACCACCTACGACAAAGCTATCAGCGTCTGTGCCTGTTTGCTGATCTTTAAGCTGTGCCATTAACTCGCGGATAGCGTTATTAATACCTGATGGAGCACAGCCCTCAGCTATGTTAATACCGCCAATATCCGTGTTATTGGATGCGGTAGCACTATATTCACTAATCTTGTTCTTTGCCATGATGCACCTATTGAGTTAATCCGAGTAATCCGGGAATAGCAAATGGAGCAGCAGCTCTAGCTCTTTGAACTGCTTCTGAGAATGTTGGATTTCTAGGAGCAAACATTAGTTTCTCACCAAGACCAAAATAAGGAAGTGTAGACAATCCAGTTAATGCCGCCATTGTAGGATCAACCATGCCAGCACCGCCAGTAAGAGCAGCAGCAGTCATTCCACGACCAGCAGTTCCACTATCAGGAACTTTAGTGCCTAAAACACTTACACCAGTTCCAGATAAATCCTGCATTGGAGCAGCACCACGAGCAAATGCACCTTTACGAGTTGATCTATCAGCCTGACGAACAGAAGCCTCTAATTGAGCAGGAGTGAATACGCCTTCTTCACCACGAGTCTTTGCAATAGCAGTTTGAACTCTAACAAAATCACGATAAGCTGCATCTGCTTTTTGCAAATCTTTAGCGTATGTAGGATTTTGATTTTTCATTGTGCTCATATATAAACCCTGAAGATCACGATAAGCGTCTCCTAAAAGTCTATTTGCACCAGTTTCTTGAGAATAAGCAGTAGCCATTCTTCCTAAATCTTCTTTAATAGCTTGTGCTCTACGACCATTCATTACTTGTGTTACAGAAAAATCAGCCTTTAACCCATCTACATAAGTTGCAAATCCTTTACGCAATTCTTCCGGTAATTTAGTACCAGAATATCTATTTTTAATAGCGTCAAGAGATTGCTCAACTCTAGGAGTATATGTAACACGTAAATTAGGTACTACATTATCGTATTGATTACGTATTTGACTCTCAACGAAGTTAAACGCATCTCGTCCTACAACATTAGAAGGAACTTTTAACTTAGGGTCAAGATTGTTTAATACCTTGTTATATGCAGCCGTATTAAATTTCTCAAATTGCTTTTCACGAGCACCTGTAATAATACGACCAGCAATAGGAATACTTTCAGCAGATTGCTCTATTTGTTGAATACGACCACCAAATGCAGAACCCGGAGTTAATGGGATGCCTTGCTCACGTAATGCAGCAGCTTCCGGACGAACATTAGGAGCTAGTAAACGACCAGCACCACTTACTCCACCACTAAATAATCCACCCATTAAACCGCCTTTAACGGCTTCCTCTGGTGCTTGTTCCATTGTAGGAGCCATACCTACGCCAGTTGCAGCACCTATACCAGTTCCAAGCAAAACATCACCAAGCATCCCTAATCCACGAGTTACTGGTTTAGCTATAACGCCAAGAGGCAAGGCTAATGATCCACCAATATCAGCAGCCAATGCTCGACCGGGCATATCTTGTCTAAACTGTCCTTGCTGTGCTCTTAATTGATCTCTAATCTTTGTATATTCTGGACCACTAATTGCCCCACTACGAAATGCAGCCTCCAATTCATCAGCGGATTGAAATGCAAGACCACCAGCAGCAGCTCTAACAGTTTCAGCAGTAGGAGAATATGGTACAGGAGCGATAACAGACGGCTGTTCTTGAGTGCTCATACCACGAGCAGAAGCCATAGCTTCTAAGCCTTTAGTTGACACCTTATCCCATTGACCACGAGAAGCGTACTCAAGGTCTTTTGTAGAAACGCCAGATAAATCTGCCATTATTTTCCTCTCCTGCGCTCAAGTTCTTTAGTTATCTCGTTAAGATCAAACGATGGTTCGCTAGTATTTTTAGGGGCAGCACGACCAGCTTTTGTTGTAGCTGCTTCTCTTAATAATTTATCTAAACGAACTGCCTTATCTTTAATTGTTCCGGGCTTATCACCCAATTCCGGGAAATAAGTTTTTCTTTGGCTCTCTAATTCTAGTTGTGTATATGCAGCACCAGTAGATAATGTAAGAGCAGCACTAAGAATATCAAGTTGAGCAGCTTCTACTCTTTGCCTAGCTTCTGGTGTAGCTAAATTCTTTAGATAATCTGATCTTGTAACGCCCTTAATTATTTCTCCAACCATATTAGGCATTGCTGCTTTAGGTGTTTCTCCTATAGCAGTTTGATATTGCTCTAATGAATTTTTAAGTCTAGTAGTTAAATAGCCAGCAGTACGCTCAGATTCGCTAGGAAGATTAATTTTTGGAGCCATTGCTTCACGACGTTGAATCTCAAAAGCAAGAATTGTTGGGTCCATATTTTCAAGAATTTTTGCATCTTCTTGCATAATATTATTGTATTCAGCATTAATCTTTTCCTCAGTCATTGTTTTAGAACGAGAAATAAGAGAATCCATGCGCTTCTTTAAAGTTGGATAAACTTTATCTGATTGAGAAGCAATTTGATTAATTAAAGAATCTGTTCTAAATTGACCACGTAAATCTTTAGCTATTTCTTGTTGTTGTTTAACTTTAACTCCAGCATCAGGATCAATACCAACTTGGCTTTGAAAATACTCTGCCATTAAATCAGCATTTCTTATCTGGGCTTCTAATGGATTAACAGGAGGAGCGGCTTTAGGAGCCGTAGGAAGCGCACCAAACTCTCCGGTATAAGGCTGTGGTACTGGAGCTGTTTCAACAGTTCCGGGGGCTAATTTGCCTGTTGGCTCACGTACTGGAGCTGCTTGTGGAATTACTCTGGTATCTCCACCGCTAGTAGTATAAGGAGCCATTTGCTCGTTATAAGCAACCATTTCAGCAGATGGAGCAGTAGCCGCAGGAGCTTGTCTACCAGCCATAAATTTCTGCAAACTTTGACGCTGCATATACATTTGAAGTGCTTTATCTTTATTATTTAAAAGATAAGCCTTCATAGCAGGATCAATAGAAGGGTCAGCTTTTATTAGCTCATCTATAGAACCAATAGCTGCTTGTTCTCTTTGTAAATCACGCAATGTTTTTTCACGCTGCAATTGCTGATTCAATATTTGTTGCTGCAATCCATAATTCTGTAAACCTTGTTGATATTGCTGACCAGCAGCACCATAACCTGCACCTAAAGCACCCAATATATTCTGAGCAGCAGAACGCCTACCGCCTTGTCTACCCATGCCAGAAGCCAAAGCAGCAGCAGCACCTAACAATCCAGCAATATTAGATTGCTTAGATAGTGCTTGAGATTGAGGAACTCCTAATAAATTCTCATACAATGGATTTCTTTGACCAAATACGTTAGGAATCTCTGTAGGGATGAGACCACTCAAACTGTTCATACTAGGAATGTAATTAGTTAAACTAGCTACATTAGGCGTAGAAACTCTATTATCTACAGGAGCAGCTTGCTGATTTTCACCAGATAAAGGAATACTCGTAAACATATCTAAAAGTGAATTATTTCTTCTTCCAGATAGCTTACTAAATTCATCATTAACTTCATTTGGTGTTAATTGATTAATTTGCGGTACTGGATTAGATTGTAATGCAGGACGAGAGTTTAAGAATTCTCGAAAAGTTCCATTAAATTGACCAAAACTTTTAGCTAATTCATATTGGTCAATTGGTGGTAATTCAGATAGTTTTGCCATATATCACCCCAATAGTGAAATTTGTGGTGGACGGATAACCGACTGTTGCTGAGGATTTAACAAGCTCATATAGTCAACTGGCTGAATCTGACCACGGCTTACTTGCCCAGAAGGAGCGTATTGCATAGGCGCATCGTTGCCACCAAATGCTTGATTAGCTTGGTTATATACGTTTAAACCCTGACCAACTTGAGACAATGTTCCGCCCTGACCAAACACATTACCAGTTCCACCAATTCTCTGTAAAAATGTTTCAGTTAAAGCATTGTTAGCAACAGGAGCAGATTGAATTACCTTTCCTCCACTCATAAAGTCTGAAGGGAAAGAACCAACTGTAGGATTAGTAGCACCACCAGAACTAGCAAGAGCGGCTGCGTTCAGTAACGCGCCTTTAGCTATATCGCCGCCAGCGACTAAATTAGTTCCAATTCCATTAAGGAATGAACCAACACTTAAAGGACTTGATGAGCCACCCATAATTACCCCAATAACGAAATTTGTGGAGGACTAATAACAGTCTGCTGATTCTGTGGATTTAATAAACTCATATAATCCATTGGTTGAACCTGACCACGACTTATTTGTCCTTGTGGAGCCATTTGCATAGATTGATCGCCACCACCGAATGCTTGATTAGCCTGATTAAATACACTCAACCCTTGACCAGCTTGAGAAAGCATACCGCCTTGACCAAAAAATGACCCACCAACATTTAAACCATTAACTAAGGCTGTACTTATAGTAGGCGCAGCTAAAGCAACTCCAGCAGTAGGCATAACTACAGAACCAACTACACCTGCTGAAATAGGATCAGCCATTACTTGCCACCTGTAGGAGTAGCAGTCTGCACCGTCTGGCTTCCTTGAGGAGCACTAGAGTACAGATTAGCGTATTGGCTTAGTTTTGCTTGTGGCAAGTTTTGCTGGAAGTTAAAGCGATTCATTGCATCTTGTAACTGAGCAGCACTCTGAGCCTCTCTAGCACCACCAACAGTCAATAGACGTTGTATGTCAGCATAGTCAGCTTGTGCCATTTGAGGAGCAGCACCAACCGCAGCCATCTGACGAGCACGTTCAGCTTCAGCACTCTGATACGCTAACTGACCACCTTGTTCCGCTAACGCACGAGCATAAACATCCTGAGCCTGACCTGTTAATTGATTCTGAGCACCAGAGCCATAACGACCCATTGACGATGCGCCTGATTGCAATTTCTGCATATTACGCAAATAATCTTCACCTGCTAGACGATTCGTCTGCTCTAAAGCACCCGCTAGGAATGGATTAACGCCTCTACCTTGAATCGTAGCTAATGTCTCTGCCTGTGCTGCACCTGTTAGCGGAGAACCTGCCATAGCTCGTTGTTGAGCCATCTGCAAGGCTTGCTGAGTCTGCTCCGATGGGCTTACATACGTCTGACCGGGGAAGAATTGTGGTGAACCTGTTTCATAGAGACGTTTAGCCTCCTCAAGTCCATAGGTAACATACGGCTTGATCGCTGGATCAATGCTCGTTGTTGTAGTGCTCTTTTGACTACCGCCGCCACCACCCATATTAAACCTCACAAATCCATTGTTTTGGACGGAATCCGTAATCAGCCGCCCTTTTAGCCCAACCCCGCCTATGGCTAGAAAATGTTATGTATTTAACCTTAGCTTCAGCAGCCATGCCTTTTATGTATTTTAAGGCATTTTCGACAACATCATAACTATTTTCTAACGAATAAGCAGCCCATAAGTGCATTGTTTCGCCTTGTGGCTGTATGACGAAGAATCCAGCGTAGTGGTTATTCTCTATCAGTACAAACAACAGACTCTTTTGGTTGAAACAGTCTGTATATACATCTTCAATAATCCAGTTCTCTGGACTCCTACTTTTAATCTTCTCTAAGCCAGTTCTTACACTAGCCCACCATTGTCTTAGTTCCTGCGGAGCAATATATCTATACTCCATTAACCCACCACAATATAGCCATACGTTTTATCTGCCGTGTTGTTAGACCAATGTGTCAGAGTAGCACTTCCTCGTACTTGACTACTAACATATATATTAGTTGAAGCATTAGGAGAAACATAGTTTACCGTAGTAATAACGCTAGGTACTGACGGTCTAGTCGGGCTAGTTCCTGCCGCAAATGTTTCAATCGTTACGCCAGTATCTGTAACTCTCCACATTATCTCAAGATAGTCACCGACAGCTAATTCAATAAAGTAATTTAATGCAGCGATAATATGACTTGGATCACCAGAACTATGTCGTGCCGGAATACCAAATCGACTATTAGAAGCCGTTATATTCGTTCCATTCTTTCTAAACCACACATCTGCATCTTGGCTGCTATTAGTCGTATTCTTAAACTGAATGGAAAATTGCAAGTTGTAAACACCTGCATTTCTGACGTTCATCCTAGAGTTATTGGATAAATACACTCCATTAGAGTAGTCAGTTGTATTTAATGTAATAGCATATGCAGTCGTAGTATTAGCAGCAGTCTGGTTCGTAGAGTCCTGAAACGCTCCGTAGGGCATCGCATCAGTAAACGCAGCCGCAGATACAGGAGTAAAGAATAAAAGGCTCTCGTTGCCTATACGATCGTCAAATAGCGTAGTAGTAGTAGTATTGCCTGTCGCTAAACTAACCGTACCAGTATTGTTCGTCTTACCGTCCATGATCCCACGGACAACCTCACTAACAGAGCGTTCATCAGCACCGAATACAGGTAGAGTACGAAACTGTACTGATCTAGTCATCGATTGCCCTGCTGAGTAATTTCAATTTCACAACCTACAATAGTTTCCCAATTAGCATTAGTCGGAGCTACCTTAATACGATGGTAATTACCGTTAGCTCTCAATGGCACTCTGTTGTCTGAGTCTGGTACGGCTGTTGTTCCGAATTCGACGCTATCTGACAATAGTTTTCTACTGGCAACTGCAACTGACGCGATTCCATTATCGATAATAGGTTTTGCCAATGTGATAATAGAACGTCCAATGTCAATATCTCCAGAAGTAATAAAAGCCGCTTGTAATGCACCAGAGAAAACTACAATCTTCTGATCTCTAACGCCAACGAATATAAGCTGACCACCAGCCCAAGTGCGTGAATCAAGCGGAATCTGTTCTGAAGCGTTATCAATACTTGGCAATGTGATTGTGCAATTTGACGTAGTAATAGTTGCACCAGTTACTGCTGTGAATGTAAATATATTTGCGCTAGTTCTTGTTACTGCAAATACTCCATCTACTCCAGCACCAGAAGTCGCATCAAAAGATACAAAAGAACCTGTCTCTAATCCATGATCCGTTACAGTAACAGTAACAGTAGTGCTACTTTGTGTATACGTACCAGTTTTCTGGTTTGTAGTATCAAAATAGTAAATATCTAACTGCTCAAGTGTGGCACTCGGTGTCAGACCATACGCTAAGAAGTTAACGTCAGTTGAACCGTAGCTCCACTTATTCAAATCAATCGAGTAGTACAGCAAGAATCTGCGACCGAAGTTATTCTTAAAGTTCCAGATAACTAACTTCTTAACCGGATCAATGGTTGCACTCATGCCTGTCTGAATTTCGCTCAAACTGACATTATCAAAGAACCAGCGATTAACCTTCTCTACTCCGATATTCTTAACTGACTTACCATCGCACATATAAAAGCCATCGTCAGACAGGAAGTAAGTTAAATTTCCAAACTGAGCAACAGAGCCGTTAGACATACAGCCTAACGTCCTAGAAATAGCGTCAAATTGGAAGAAGAACGGACTACCTGCATACGACATACGATAGATAGCACGTTCTAAGAAAATTAGACCGTATTCACCACCTGCTAGACCAGTAATGTCACCACCATCAGGCACTACCTGAGAGTCAGACTGAGAAGCAGCACCCGGAGTCCAGTCAGTCTCGTCAT